CGATGTTGGTCGCAGGCGCAGGCAACGTCACGGTGCAAGTCGAACCGGACTTGTTGTTGATGATCCATGTTTCAGTAGCGCCGACGGTAAAGTCAGCGGTCTTGGTAACAGGTGCAGTGCTAATGCTGTTGATAGCGGCGAATACGGAGCCGAGGTCAAAGGCAGGCGTCAGTTCAAGCCCTTGAATTTGCGTTTGCAGGATGGCCACATCGTCGCTCGACGCGCCTTTTGGCTGTGTCTCTGTAGCCTGCGCCAGCGTCGCCAGCATGGCGTCATAGGTAGCCAACAACGATATACCGTCAGGCGCTAACGTAACTTCTTCTTGGTTAGTCTGCGTAGCCGTCAGCAGTGATAGAAAGAACCGATACCATTCACGGCTAATCGCGCCTGTCCGCTCGTCAATCAAATTAACCCGCGGCGGCGTTAACTGGGTAGGGTTGATCGGCGACAGCGCCATTAGGCGTTTGTCCCACTAAGCAGCAATTCAGCCCCCATGACGTAAATCCGTACAGGGTCTGTACCTGACACTTCGTAGACGCGGTCGCGTATCTTCATCGTCGCGCCAAGGCGGCGCCAGATGGTACGCTTTCCATATTTGCCAATAGCGCCCATCGACTTCCAATGTTCGTTAGACCATGTATGGCCGCCATCATCCGACCAGCGCAGCATAGCTTGCGGGTCGCTGCCTTGGCCCGTGTTCAGGCCCACGCCTGTCTCGCAGTCAAGCTGCATTGAATGTTGAATAGTGCGCGCGAGGTTGTTAGCGCCTGTTGGCAGCGCCCTCCACGACCGCAGCCATTTTTGCGGTGCGCCATCGTCAGCGTACACGTTCAGGTCAAAATCATAAATTTTGCCGTTTTCGTAGTCGCCAACAACCGTAGTGCTGTTGAAGAACATCTGGCTGTTAGCGCGGTGGCGGTTAAAATCGCCGTTATTAAGCGAAGCGCGCTCATGCCATGCGCCAGTGGCGACATCATACACCCATGTGGTGTTAGCGGTGGGGAAGTTCAGAACGTAAAAGCTGTGGCCGTCCTGCTGGTACGTGTAGCCGACAGCGTCTGTCAGGTCAGCGTATTCTTGCATCTGCCATTCGATAGCGTGCGTCGATACGCGCTGGCCAATGTAGCCAGCGGCCTTGTAGACGATGCCTTGGCCGCGCGCGTCCTTACCTAACCAATAAACTTGGTTATCCATTTTGGCGACGCTGTACGGCGCAGCGCAGCCCAGTTCGTTAAACGCGCCTTGGATAGGGGCCAGCGGAAAGTCGAGTAGCCCTGCGTCATACCAGACTTCGGTTGAGTTTGTGCCAAACACCCAGATTTCGCGGTGATCTACAAAGACCGCAACGACATTGTCTGGATTGCCTTCGGCGCTGGCAAACTCCAGCGGGTCAATACTAGTTCCGTCAAGCAGCGACGTAACCCAGATTTTCTGGCTGTTAGGCTCGTTAAAAACAAAATAGCCGTCTATGTATGCGACCGTGGTAGCGCCGGCAAAGTCAGGGTCGGTGATCTGCTGAAATACGTCCGTGGAGGCGTTGTAAATGTATCCTTGCGGGTTAGCGGCAATAAATAGCTGCGTGCCGTTGTCAGCCATGCTGACAGGGCCAGAACCGCCCACAGTGCCTTTGGCAACCGCATTCCAGCTACTATCAATCTGGTACAGTGTTGGGCCAGACACAACGTAACCATAGTCGCCATACGTCCATTGCCCACGGATAGGACCAATGCCGACAGTCGCTAATGCAGTCAGCCCTGGCGCGCGCTGAAGGAACGCGGGTTCTTTACCGCCTTCAGGGACAATCTCAGGGAACAAATTAACCATGCGGTTGTCGGCGGCGTTGACGCTTCTAGCGACATACGCCGACCCAAGGATCGGCGTTTTCATTAAAAGTTCCCGGCAAAAATATTGTAGCGCTGCCTAGTCGCCACGATGCTGTAAGGCATGGACATGATGTCGCCAGGGTTGTTGATGCGCTTCAGGTTGCGCTTTGAAGCCATTGCCAAACGGCGGACTTGCGACGAAGGCTCTACACCAAATTCGGGCGCCATTTCGCACGCCAAATTATATCGGAACGCGCGCAGATACCCCGGAGGAAAACTTATGTTTGTTGCCAGTGTTGCAGGCTGCGTTAGTTCCTCAACCGAAACAAAATGCCATGTCAGGTCGCGCGTAGGGCGCGGGTAGACAAACATTTCAATGTCGGGATAGTTCATGTTAACATATATAACTTGCGGGAATGTAGACGTTACGTCTTTAATCGCAATACCGTTATACTGCTGCTGATTAATTATTTTAACGCCGTAGCTAACGCCCGTGCCGGGTTCGACAAAGTATGTGCTATCGTCGAGCAGGATAGGGCGATTGCCCACAAAGTCACCGGAAGGCCCAAGCGTGCGGCTGATCAAGCCTGCGGGCCATGTAAATACTTGGTCTTGTGTCGAGAAGACGGCTAGGCGCTCAGTGTTCCAGCTATCAATCATCTGGTCCATAGCGCGCAGGGCGTCCTGCGATGTTTCCGCTGATGGAACTTCGCCTTCTGCCAGCACACCTAGCAGTCTAAGCGAACCGTTAATTATGTCGCCGGCAGTTTCCATCTATGTTCTCCTGAAAAGGACGCCCCGACCGAAGCCGGGGCGAACTTATTAGATTAACCCCACATCCGGACAGCCATCTGTGGCCGAATTGTGTTGTAACCATACAGAACATCAATACGACAAGGCATACGGTCGTTGTTAATGTCATAGTCACGGATAATCCGCAAACTGATGCCGTTATGCACCTGACGCGAAGCCATATCTACACCTTGTGGGAGTAGAAGATCGGCGGTTGCGAAGGTGATAGCGTCCTTGTGGTATACAAGGTTTTGTGGGTACTGCGTGGATGCGGCACCAACAAAGATAAGCGCCTTGCTAGTGCCGGGCAGTGTGTTGACAGTAGCAAGCGCTTCAGCAGCCGAATAGATCGGTGCAACAGTGACGCTACCCGCGCCCGCGCCACTAAGTGTGACAGTAGCAAGAGCAACAAACTGGAACAACGAACCAGTGCTTTCACGGGTCTGCGGGTTAACACCAAAGCAATCAGCTACAGTGAAAACGTCGCCAGCATTAACCGTAGCCGCTGCACCAGCGCCAGTGATGGCAATGGTGGTTGCACCTTCAACAGTAACTGCCGCCGAAGTTGTGCCGCCAGTTGCAGTACGCGAACCAGTGGTGAACTGCTTGATTGACTGCGACATATTGATTTCGTCAAAACCAAGTACGCCAGTACCCATCATGCCGTTTTTGAACTGCTTGCTTACAGTGTCAGTTGGGTTGAAAAGTCCCTTCAGACCTTCAACCAAACCAGCGTTAGCAGCAGGGTTGACGGTAGCATAACGGGGCGACATCACGGCAGCAGCTTCGTTCAGCTTCTGCTGGGCAGCAAGAAGCACTGCCGAAGTCGCTGGTGTAGTGCCAGGTGTGCCGACAGTGTTACCAACAGTCAAGAACGAGTTTGCAACGTCAGCGTCGATGCTAGCAGCAAGCTGCGAGATACGGGGTTTGAGGACACGTTCAGCAAAATCATCAAGCTGCATAGTCAATTCAGCAGAAGTGAAGTTGACGCCGATGTGCTTCTGGCTGGCAACGGTCAGAGTTGTGAACTGCTCGTTGTCGTCCTGTACCACAAGGGCTGCGCCGTCGGTTACAACCGCGCGGTCCGGCAAACGGATACGCAGAGTTGAACCAATTTTAGCACCTTCGACAGCAAAGCTATCGTCGTACTGGCGGTTTACATTACGGGTAATCACAAGGTTGTTTTCTAGAATTTCTAGAGCCTTCCGCGTGATCATATCGATGGTAAGAATCGAGTTAGCCATAGTATTAGTCCTAAATTAACGGTTGCGTTGTGCCTCGTACTTTTTAACCTGGCGTAGCCGTTCTGCGTCAATCCATTCCGACGTACTCATTGATTTAGTCGAACGAGGGTCGGTTGTATCGTACTGGTTTAACCCATTAGAACGGGCAGTAACAGGCGCAATTGGTGCCGGGGCGGTTGAAGTCTTTTTAACCGACGGATTTGAAGCCAATGAAGCCTCAAGTTTCCCAATTTCTTTTGCCTGCAAAATTGGCGCAAGGCGGGCGATACGATCAGATTCTTTTGGATTTGAGCCTAAATAATATAGAACGTCTGGGCCGTTGTCCGATGCTTGGATGCTTTGCGCCATATAATCCGTAATGGGGAGTTTGGGGTTGTATGCGACGTGTTCAAAGTCATCATACTTATCCCGCGCTGTCTCTTCACGGTCGTGGTAGGCATCCAGTAATTCAGACTGCTGTCGGGCATTATCTCGCCTTGCCAGCAATTCTTCAGCTTTACGTTCGGCTAAAACTTCTGCGTAATCCTCGTAGGTCTCAAATTGTTCGGGCGTAATATCATAGATCGGCTGTTGCCGAGCCTGTATTTCCTCTGCTTTTTGAGTCTGTTCGCGTTCCCATTTGCGTTGTTCTCTTGCAAGACGCTTACCAACAATCGCGTCGAGTTCTTCTTGCGAGAAGGACTTATCTGCTTCTTGTTCAGCAGGCGTTTCCGGCGTCGTGTTTTCTACAGGCTCGATTGCTGCCGTGGCTTCGAGTTCTGGCGCGGAGGCATCCGCTACGTTAGGGACTGTTTCGTCCATGGTTAACTCCTATGGAGTTCCTGATGAGCCGCATCAGTACGGTTAGTAGCTAGATTACATCATTTGATGCAGTATGGCAATCGTGTTACTTTAAACGCCGAGATTACCCGCGGCGATGAAAGTGTTAGCGACAGGCGCTATAAGCGAGATGACAGCGTATTGGCCCATTGTGCTGAATAGCGACGAGTAAGATACTAATGTCGCAGCCCCAGCCACTACAGTAACCTTGCCAGCGCCGCCCTGGATAATAGTGGTGTTGAACCCTTCGCCAAGTCCTGCCGCACAAGTGATCGTCACAGCAGAACCAGATGTGCAATAGATGATTTTCTGCTTGTCAGCGGCGCTCAATGTGCGGGTTGCCCCAGCCTCAGTGACAATGTTTGCCGCGAGTTGCGCTGCAATCATTTCGTCTACAGTTACCTTCTTTGTCGAACCAGACTAAACGATAGGCAGCACTTCAGTCCCGCCTAATGGCGTGGTAACCGCTGTTAACGGGGAAATCTTTTTATCAGCCATTTCTTAATCCTT